GTTTTGTTGTTTGTTTTAATATTTTTTTTTATATTGTTAATATAACAATACTCAAGACTGCACAGTCGGTCAGTTGTTGAGGAAATGAAATCCATTGCCAGTCGGAGAGGTGGGCCAGAGTCGATTGTTGTCGGCATCGGTTCTTCTTCGAATGTCAAAGTTCTGAAGAAAAGTATCTTCAAAAGATGGAAATTCTTGAACATTCATGGAGTAAGGAGTGATCTTGTTTGGATCATGTTCCTTCCATTGAGGTTCAATTCCTAACGTCTTAACCAAAAAGGTGTAGACATCGAGACAAGTGTTATACACTTCTCGGGAATGTCCCATTGCGGCTTGTGCGATGCCAGCAGCGGCTGCTGCGGCTTCGCCAGGTCGGCGGGGCCTTTCGGGGTAGAGTAGGTGAGCTAATAGCTCAGCTGGGTCACGGGTAGCGATTCCAGACTTATTACCATATGAAAGCACTTCGATATTGCTGAACCAATTTCCAACAGTTGTTTTGTCGGGGGAGAGGTCGGCGTTGAATCGTCGTTTTGCTTCATGGGTTAATCGTTGAACAAGAGTTTTAAAATCAGTATGCTCGGGAAAAGCAGTAATAGAATCATCGCCTTGAAAATAGGCTTGAAAATCATCGGATTCGATGTTGATTCCACAGGCTGATAAGCTTGTTAGAAGATAGATTGCATTGACAAAAGAGTCAAGTATCTGGGTTTGTTGGAAACCGGAAGCGATTCCGTTCCATTGCCACTGATACATGTTGCCAGATTCTGCCTTGATGGGTGTGTGCTTGATAGCATTACACATCCAGGTCCAGAGTCTTTCAATCTGTTCTTCGCGGGATTTAGTGTCGGTATAGTCATGGGTGTTGCTTTTTGAGGGTTCGTAACCAGCATCAAAGTCGAACCAAGAACGCCAGATATTATGAACGTCATCAATAACTTCATGAAGAGCTTTGTGATCAAAGCCACTCCAGTCTGCTGAAATGAGAGTTTCAAAATGTTTGGTGTTGAGCTTGGTGATAAGCTTCATCCATCCACCACGAATGGTTTCAAATCCCCAGAGGAGGGGAGACGAGCCAGCGGGTCGATTGAGATAGTCTTTCTGGATATTCCAGATAAACATATTCTCTGCCATAAGTAGGAGTTTAGGGACTCCAAATACGGCTCGAATTTTGTCGGGCTTGTCATGTTTGACCATGTGGGAGCGAGAGTGTAGGTATGTGAACTCGTACGGGACGGGTTCTCCAGAGTCGGTCCAAAAGGGTTTTCTTCCATATTTGATGTCGTGAATCAGTTGTCGGTTGACATGAAAAATTTCATCATATAAATTGTGGAATGACATTCGATCAGAATCGATGTCGCCTTCACG